GACGAACAAACCGTAAACGCTATTTTGAAAAATGCCAAAAAGAATAAAGCAAAAGCTGTGGTGTTTAAAAATATTAGGGACGAGGGAGTGATGGGGTTAGGTTCTGGCAGGCGCGCAACAAGCATTGCCGTTTTTAATCCTTCCGACATTCGATCTGTCAACGCAGCCTTTGACCCAGCCAAACGCAATTCTGCCAACCTGATGGCTGGCGTTATGGGTGGCGCTGTTGGCCTATCTGCACTACGCCAGCTAATGCCGCAGCAAGAGCAAGAATAGTCACTTATTGACAATTTTTGTCACAATGTGACAGACTGTAAACAGGCACACGACCTTATTCGTGGCGTTTTAAAGGGTACGCGACCCTATTCGTGGCAATGACCTTAAGGGGCAATCATGAGCAAAGAGCTGCAACCAGACGATGGCGGTTATTTAATTGAGCAGGATGAACCGCTAGAAACTGAAGATCAGGAAGAACAGGAGGAAACTCCAGACCCTGATTCCGAATCAGCAACGGATAGTGCTAACTCAACGCACGAGAAACAGGTTGAGTTTACTGAGGAACAGCAGAAAGTCTTTAACGATGCTGTAGGGAAAAAGGTTTTCAAGCTCCGTGAAAAGGAACGAGAAGCCGAAGCTCTCCGCAGACGACTTGAAGAACTTGAGGCAAAAATTCCCCAGCAAGGAAGGCCGCAGGTTCCTGAATCGCCAGACCCGTTTGCGCTCTCAGATGTAGAGTACAGACAGAAGCTGGTGCAGAGGGATCAGGCCATCCGAGAAGCCGCAGCTTGGGAGGCGCAGCAACAGGCACTGCAATGGCAGCGTCAGCAGGCGCAATTCGAGCAGCAACAACGGCAACAGGAACGACAGCAAGCGGAAGTCATGGCCTATGCGGATCGAGCTAAGAAGCTCGGTGTTGCGGCGGCAGAGCTACAAGAGGCTGGAACTTTAGTCGCAGGGTATGGGATTGACCCGGCATTGGTGGAGATGATTCTCGCTGATGACCACGGGCCACTTCTCACGAAGTACCTTGCAAAGAACCAACTTGAACTTGAGAGGCTTGTACAAATGCCAGTAACAATGGCTGCTGTTCGACTTGCGACTGACTTGAAATCCAAAGCCGTTGCCATGAAACCCAAGGTAACTAAAACGCCAGACCCGCTGAATCAACCCCGTAATTCGGGAGTCAGCCCAAAGCCGAGAGGCCCGTCTGGTGCCACTTTTGAATAGGAGTTAGGCAATGCCCAATAATCTTAGTAGTAACATTACCCGAAAAGTCGCCCGAATCTTTCTTGACAAGTTTGAATCGGCACGAGTCCTGACGAAGACGGTTGACACCCAGCTTCTGTCCAACAAGTTCAATCCTTCGACTGGTTCGATTGTTGACTTCAAGCGTCCTACTGACTACCGCAGCATCCGTACCGCTGGTGGTGATATCTCGGCTTCCACGAAGTCCGACATTATCGCTGGTAAGGCTTCTGGTGTGGTTCAGGACTACTTCACTGTAGCTACCGAATGGACGAACATCGAAGAAGCTCTCCAGTTGGATCAGCTTGATGAAATCCTTGCCCCGATGGCTACCCGTCTTGTTACCGATCTGGAACTGGACTGGTCGAGCTACATGGTCAAGAACGCCAACTTGAAGTACGGTAGCCCCGGCACTGCAATCGACGCTTGGTCGGATGTTGCTGGCGCTGCTGCCTTCATGGATAGCATGGGCGTCCCGATGGATGGTGAGAAGTATTACGTTGTGAACCCCTTCGTTGCTGCTACTCTGGCTTCTGCTCAGTCTGCTCTGCTGGCTAACAAGCTGGTTGAAACGGCATGGGAAAAGGCTCAGATCAGTGCCAACTTTGGTGGTCTTCGCGCCCTGACTGCAAGCACTCTGGCAAGCTACACCTCCGGTACCGCTTCGGATCGCGCTGGTACTCTGTCTGCTAACCCGACTGTTACCTACGTTGCAGCAAAAGACACCATGCAGCAGTCTCTGGCTGTTACTGGTTTCTCTGCTAACGCTACGGTAAAAGCTGGTGAGATCATCACGATTGCAACCCGCAACCGTCTGAACCTGTCTACCCGTCGTCCGATTCTGGATGCCACTGGCGCGACTGTAATCTTCAGTGGTGTAGTAACTGCTGACGTTACTCTGGGTGCAAGCGGTGAAGGTACTCTGGTTGTCTCCGGCGCTGCCATCTACGAAGCTAACGGCCAGTACAACACTGTTGCCTCGGCTCCGGTGAGTGGTGACGTTGTAACCCTGCTCGGTTCTGCTAACACCCTGTACCAGCCCGCGATGTTCTACCATAAGCAGGCTTTCGGTCTTGGCACTGTGAAGCTGCCGAAGCTGTACGAAGGTGACACCATTGCAACTACCGAAGACGGTATGAGCATCCGTGTTACGAAATACTCCGATGGTGACGCCAACAAGCAGAAAATTCGTTTCGACCTTCTGCCTGCCTACGCCACCTTCAATCCCTTCTTTGCAGGTCAGGGATTCGGCGTGTAATGAACAAGGGGGAGGGCGCAAGCTCTCCCCTTTTCCTTTGAGGTAAGCATGGCAAAGGCGAAAGACCCGCGACTGGCTAGGGCTGGTGTATCAGGTTTTAACAAACCCAAGAAGACCCCTAACCATCCAACTAAATCCCACGTTGTTGTCGCTAAGTCTGGGGATGAAATCAAAACAATTCGATTCGGTCAGCAGGGTGTTGTGGGAGCTGGCAAGGCACCGAAAACCGCAGGCGAGAAGGCCAGACGCGCTTCCTACTATGCAAGGCATAATGCGCAGGATTCCTCCCCTGACAAACTTTCTGCTCGGTACTGGAGTCATAAAACTAAGTGGTGACACAGATTTGGGTAAAGCCCAGTGGCGTTGAAATGACCATCAACCCCGAAAACATTGAATTAGCAAAATCGCTCGGCTGGGTGCCGAAAGATCAAGTACCCATTGTTGAGGAAGTGGTAGAATTACCGAAGCGCAGGGGCAGACCGCCCAAGATCAAAGAGGTGTGACATGAAGGGTTTGTACGCAAACATTCACGCAAAGCGGAAGCGGATTGAAGAAGGTTCCGGTGAGAAGATGCGCAAGCCCGGCACCAAAGGCGCACCTACTGCTAAGTCCTTCAAGAAAGCCGAGAAGACTGCGAAGAAGCCGAGGTTTGAGTAATGGCTACGGTTGCGCAGGTTGCGAAGGCATCTCTCCAACGAATTCTGGTACAGGCGTCTGAGGCTCCTCTGGAAGCAGACGAATATCAAGATTTCATCTTCGCAATGAACAACTATATGCTCGCGCTGGATGCGTCTGGTGTGCATTTGGGATACACGCAAGTATCTAACCTGGGTGATCTGGTTACAGTCCCTGTCGGCGCTCTTCGTGGCATGATTGCGAATCTCGCTATCGAAGTGGCTCCCGATTACGGCGGGGTAGTAACTGATGCACTTGTCCTACAGGCCAGAGAAGGTCTGCAGGCGATGAGAATGCTCGGTCAGACTATCGGCGCAACCCGCAATCCTTCGACGCTTCCCATTGGCTCCGGTAATACAGATACTGGCTACGGCTGGACTTGGAATTTCTATCCTGACAGCGAAGAGTCTATTCTCGCTGAGACGATTGGCTCGATTGCATTGGAGAATCAGACAAATGGTTGATCGGGCGTATGGCGTAAAGCAATCTGACTTCACCCAGCAGACAAGCATAATCTCAGGCTCGTTTCTGGGATTTTTTGCGAATGGCTACAACTACAAGATTAGTTACGACAATTTCCTCGGTGGACTCGGTGTAACGGGTTCCATTGCTCAGGATGGTGCATCGACTGGTACTCCGGTTCTGGACATTCAGGGTACTGTTAACTTGATCCGAAACATTGAAGACGGATCGGGTATTGTTACTAACGTCTCCCCTGAAAACGGCATCACGATAGCCCACAACTTCACTGTCAACACCACCGGCGCACCGTTGATGCAGGACATTGCTGCGGCGAGTCCGATGTTCGTTTCATTGGTAGGTGGTACTGGTATTTCATGTACTACGGTGGGTGACACGATTGAGATTGCCTCCACTGATGCTGCTTCGTATGCCTCTGTCTCGATGGCTGGAAACTCTACTGCTACAGTGATTGCATCCACGGCAACCCCGGTGAAAGTAGCAGGTACGTTTGTGGTCGGTGATGTATCTACAGGCTGGACGGCTGCAACCAATGGCCGGATTACGTTCACAGGGCAGACCAGTAGACATATTGTTAACGCTCTTGCGACTCTGGATGTGGTGTCGGGTACTAACCACAAAATCTCACTGTTCATCGCTAAGAACGGTACGGTGATTTCCACGAAGATGACCGACACGATTTCTTCTGGTGGCCCAAGAGCGATTGCGACTTTCGTGAATCTAATCCTGAACCAGAACGATTACCTTGAGATATTTGTCAGAAACGAATCCACAACGGATGGTGTTATTGCTGTCAACGCAGTCTTGAGCGCACTCTAATGCCGATAGTCACTCTCCCCATCACTAACGGGTTCTATGTAAGTAACTCCCTGCCCATCTCGGCGCAAGAGTGTACTAACTGGTATACCGTGGTTGAGAGTGCTCCTTCATTGGCTCCAGAAACGCTCAGGGGAACGCCGGGGATCGAACAGGTAGAAACATCAGGGACTATCTTGCAAGCGAACAGGGGCGCTCACACGATGGCTGGTGTGGCCTACTTTGTGAACGGAACTAAACTTTACCAATTAGACCAGACCCAAGTTATTCCGACCGAGGTTTATGATCTGGTAGAACTGGGTACTGTGGCAGGTACTGCACGTTGTTCTATGGCCGATAACGGCACCCAAATGCTGGTACTTGTCCCCGGTGGTAATGGGTACATCTACAACCATGTAACAGATACCTTTGCACAGATCACAGATTTGGACTTTACTGCTAACGGCAATCCGCAGTTTGTAGTGTTCATTGATGGCTACTTTGTCGTTACGACTGATACGAAGAAGTTCATAGTTTCAGCAATCAATGACGGTCTTAGCTGGAATGCCTTGGACTACGGAACGGCTGAATCCGACCCTGATAACATTGTTGCTCCGATTGTCTTCAAGAACCAACTATTCATTTCGGGAAGTCAAACATTCGAGGCTTTCCAGAATATCGGTGGTTCAGACTTTCCATTCCAGAGATCGGGCCTGTTCTTGGATAAGGGTGTGTTCTCCCCCTATTCACTGATTAACACTCAAGATACGTTCATGTGGGTGGGTGGTGGACAGAATGAATCCCCTTCCATCTGGGCGTTTGCTGGTAACTCAACTCAAAAGATATCCACTGTTGCGATAGACTTCATTCTTAAAACGCTCACCAACGATCAACTTGCGAATGTGTATTCGTGGACGTACTCACAGAATGGTTCCTACTTTGTAGCTTTTGCGCTACCGAATTCGACTCTGGTTTATGACCATGCCTCTAAACGCTGGCACGAGAGAAAGTCATATATTGAAGGTGAGCAGGTGGGTTATAGGGTTTCTGGTTTGACCCAAGCGTATAACCATATCTTCTGCGGTGATCTGATTGATGGACGTATAGGTAAGCTGAATCCTGACTTGTTCACTGAATACACTGGCAACATCATTCGGACAGTTGCTACCCAGCCTTTCCAGAACAACACTCAATCCATGTTCGTGCCGTCGATTGAATTGACCGTTGAATCGGGTGTGGGTAATGCGGAATCTGTGAATCCCCTGATCGCAATGGATCGAAGTGTTGATGGTAAAACGTGGTCGGATCAGAGAACGCGAGAACTAGGAAGGATTGGTCAGTACAACCGTAGGGCAATCTGGCGCAGGAATGGTCGGGCTTCCAGATTCGAGGTGTTTAGATTCACCCTGTCCGACCCTGTCAAACCTGTCATCATTCAGTTGAACGCAGACATCCTGCCGGGGACGAAATGACCGGCCCTAGACTTAACGCTGCCAATCCTATTGTTGAAGAAAACGGCACCATGTCGCAGCAGTTTAGAACATGGACTCTGGACGCTTCTTTGAGTATTCCGATCATAGGAACAGGGTCTCCAGAAGGCGTAGTCACTGCCAGACAATACAGTCTATACATCAATTCTGCCGGTGCTGCTGGTTCGATTGAGTACAGGAAGATGCTTCCAGATATCGGTGGGGATGTGACACAAGGATGGAAATTAGTGTAAGAGCGTGTGATGACGATGAGGCTTTGGAGTATCTCCGCGACCCGTCTGTTATCAAGTTACTCAACATCGACCCACAAGGGATTGGGTTAGACTGGATCACGATGATAATGGATGAAAAACTTTTGGTTGTCGCAAAGCCAGAAGGCACCGAGTTAGAGATTCATGTAGCGTGTAAGTTTCGAGATCGTGGCGCAGTCCGCGAAACAATGAAGCAAGGGCTTGAATGGTTGCATGGTCAGGGCTTTTCAAAGGTGTGGACTACTGCACCGGATGAGAGAAAAGCTCTTGGAAAAATGTTAGAATTTCTGCAATTCCGCAAGGTCGGAGAGAGGTGGGAACATGGGTATTGAAGCTGCTTTTTTGGGTGCATCACTCCTTGGTAGTGCAATGGATCGACGCGCTCAGGGTAAAGCCGTAAACAAGGCTAATGAGGCTGCTGCGGCTCGAACAGATGCCGGTCTTGGTGCGCTTCGTCCTGCCTTTGAAGCGTCCCAGAATGTACGCCGTGAAGCTCTCGGCATGGGTTCCCAAATGCGTCAGCAGGGAATGCAGCAAGGTCTCGGCATGATCGGTCAGTTGTACGGGCCGACTGCTAACCTCCAGCAGCAGGGTAATCTCGCAGCTCAGAGAATGATGCTTGCAGGTCTTCCCATGCAGAGGGCTGCAATCCTTGGTGGCAAGATTGATTACAGCCAGCTTCAGCCGCAGACGATTAACTACGATCCCAATATGCTTGCTGGTATTTTCGGACAGGCTCAGTTGCCGCAGGGTGATGTAACCTACGCCCCCTTCCCGACTGCTCAGGCGATGAGGTAATCACATGGCGACCCCTGCCGAACAGTTTGCCGCGCAACCCATTGATGCCCAGATGAATCAAATCAGGCTTTGGTTTCAACAGAATCCAAGTGCCAGTGAAACCCAGATTCAGAGCGCAATGAATCAGTATGGAGTTGCCCCTACAACGGTTGCTCTGGCGATGGGTAACACCAGACTTCCTAATGCTCCAGCCTCGATTCAGGTAGCTCAATATCAAAACATCACTGGTAATCGGTCGGACATTAACGACATCAACCGGGCGATTGTAGCTAGGAATCTCGGTGTATCTGCTGATGAACTGTCTACTCTTGGTGGGATGGATTTAGCTCAAGCTCAGGCTCTCACCGGTCGGGCATCAGAGCAGAATGCACAAAAGGGGCAGGTTAGTCAGGATCAGATCAGGGCGTTCATAGCAGCGAATCCCAATCAGTCTGACCAGCAAATTGCTGCCATGATGACTGAATATGGAGTGACTCCACTTCAGCTTTCTCAAGCTACTGGCGTGGATGTTGGCACGATTCAGGCGCGACTTGGCAGTGCTGTTCAGGCTGGTGCTGAGAATATCCCAACAGGTCAGGCTGGGTTTGAGCAGGCTCTTACGTCTGGCCTAGCAAGTGCAACGGGAACGCTTCAAGGCTCCGAGACCAAGGCTAGGGGCGATCTGTCGGCGTCGATGGAAGAAGTGGCTAAACTCTATGGCTTGAATGTCGATGATCTTAGATCGGCAGGACAAGTAGCGCGTGGAGACATAGAACGCACCTACGGGCAAGCAGGGCAACTGTTCACCCCTTACCAGCAGGCTGGGACGACGGCTCTCCAGCAGCAATTGGCGCTGTCTGGTGCGCTCGGTCAGGATGCGTTTAATGCAGCGTATCAGGAAAGCCCGTATGTACAATTCCTCCGCGAGCAGGGTGAAAGATCTACTCTATCGGGTGCTGCTCCAACTTGCGGGTTAGGCGTTGGTCGAGTACAGCAGTAACTGATCCGCTTTTGACAAGGTCTGGCAAGCAAAGGAATACAGGAGCAGCACAACAATCGCG